GAGCGCACCGCGATCGCGAACTTGCCGTCGGCGTGCACGTCCTCGGCTTGCTTCACTCCGGCACGCATCCGCCCGGAACCCGCCGGATACGCCGCGACGGTTTGCGCCTCGGTTTGATCGGCGGCCTTTTGCACGAACGGGCGCGAGGCGTCGGTGAGCCCGGCCGGGAGCGCGCCGAGCGCCTCGTAAAATTCTGAAAAGCCGTCCCACGTGATCTTCACGCTCACAACGCACCCGCCGGGATCGGCGCGCCTTTTGTCGGGCGCGGATCGTGATCGGTGATGTACTCGGCGGCAACCACTGTCATCGAGAACCGGAGCGCGTTGTCGGCTTGCACCGAGAGCACGTCGAACCGGCGGGTACCGTGCTCGGGATCGTCGAGAAACATGCGGCACATCGCCGAGAGTTGCGGGTGATAGTCGCCGTGTAGCCGGTGTGTCGCGAGCGTTTCGACGGTGCCCGCGACGAGCCGCTCTTGGTTCGCGGCGGTGACGGGCTCGATCGCGCAATACCACTTGGGCGGCGTCACCGGGATCCACTGATCGACGAACCCGCCGTCGCCGTCGGGGATCGGCGCGCCCGCCGTCTCAACCCGAACGATCTGGTTGCGCGCGCCTCGGGAGACTTTCATGCGAGCGCCGGATCTCTCTGACGAATCAGCAGGCGTTTGATCGCCTCCCAACACGCCGCATCCGCATCGTTCGGCGCGCCGTCGTCGCCGCGATGCTCCCAAAGGTTCGTCAGGTAGAGGAGCGTGGCGGCCTGTACGATGCTCGGCACGTTGCCGTCGGCCTCCGCCCACGCGGGATCGTTGCCGCTTTTGAGGTAGTCGCGGATCGCGTCGGAGGCCTGCACCAATTTCTGTTGCAGATCGGCCTCGACTTCATCCGACGGTGGCAACACGATCCGCAAGTGGTACGCGGCCTGATACTCGGAGACGAGGTTGTTACCCGTCGGCGGTGTGATCACCGGGCGCAACGGCGGCACGCGTTCGTCGGTAGTCGGATCGTCGGGATACTCGCGCGGCTTCACTGCGGCACCTGTTGCGCCGTCGCGTCGGGTGACGGTGCGGGCGCGGCCGGTTTCGAGAACGGATCGTTGGCGTCGCGCTTCGCCAAGGCCTTAAGCGAAAACATTTGCTGTTGCATGTACGGCGTGTCGCCGCCCTCGACGGGCCCGAGGCCGAAGTACTTGGCCCGCGCCTCGTCGGGTGACATTGCGCCGGAGCCGATCGCCTCGGTGGCCGACTTCGCCCGCGTGGCGTTGTCCATCCATATCAAGTCGTCGATATCAAACTCGGTGCCGAGCGCGGAGCCCGTCGCGAGCCCGTCATCGAGGCACGCTTCGAGCGCGGCGAGCTTCTCTTGAATACATTGCGCGTAGTACTGCTGAACGAGGTTCTCGGCGGTTTGATGCTGCGGGATCTCGCCGATGCCCACCATAAAGGCGGGCACGTGGAACACGCTACAGATGTCGAGCGCCGACATTTTTTGCTGTTCGATCAGTTGCGCGTCGACGGCCGACATAGTTAGCGCGGTGTATTTGAGATCGTCGCCGAGCACCGCCACCTTGCCCGCGTTCGCGCCGGTGAAATTCGACGAGAAGTAATCTTTGAGTCGCTTGGCGGTGTCGTCGTTGATCGCGCCCGGCGCGGTGAGCACGCCGCCCGGTTGCGAGCCGTTCGCGAAAAAATTCGACGAGTTCTGTTGAATGTTGATCCCCTGCATTGCGGCGACGCCGCACGCGTAGATCGGCGAGATCCCGATCAGCGGGTGGAACAACGGACACATGCGATCGTGAATAATTTCGCTCGCGGGCACCACCGCGCCCGCGTTCTCGTTCAACGGATCGGCGGTGCCGGTGAGTTTGTCGAACCCGAGGTGGTAGTAAATCGATCCGTCGTTCGCGACCAGGACGCGCACTTTCAACGGATCGAGCACGTACATGGCGATCACCACGTTGCGGGCGTCGCGCACTTTGAGCACGTACGTATTGCCGTGCGTGAGCTTCGAGGTGATCCACTGCTGCACGAATTGGAACGGCGTCTGGTAGCGGTTCGGTTTCCGGAGGACGGGCGAGTACGCCGGGTTGGTGGTTTCTTTCCACAAGCCGTCGTCGTCGAGGGCGACGAGCCGCAGCCGGAGTTTCGCGATATCGGACGCGATCAACGTCACGCACGTATAGACGGGCCCGGAGGTGAGCACCGTTTGTGCGCTGATCTCTTGGTTCTGTTGCCATGCGCCGGTGAATGGCTCGCGGATGATCCACGGATACCACCCGCCGCCGCCGCGCGCGGACGAAACGGGCGACAAGCCGCCCTCGGCCTTTTTCACCGAGAAGTCGTACCCAAAGGCGCGCATGGTGGAAGCTCACCTAGCGCGGCCCGCGCCTCGTCGACGCGGGCCCGCGAGGGTTACGAGCGTGCCGCCTTCGATCCGGCGGCGTGCCGCTCGGCGGCGGCGGCCTCGACGGCGGGCGACGCGACGGCGCGAACGGGTGTGTACACCGCACCCGTCACGAGTTGCACCGCTTGCAGTTTGGCGCGCTGCCAGTTCGCGAACTCCTCGGCGCGGAGGCCGACGAGGTTGTTCTGCCACAACGAGACGAGGACGGTTGTTGCATCCGCCGGATTGGCGGGTGCGGAATCCATCTGCACCGAGGCCTCGCGCGACACGTCGATCGTCACGCCGCCGTCGTCGGCGTAGAGGATGTACGGCGCGGCCAGGGCGATGATCATCGAGCCCGCCGCCTGCGAGGTGATCACGCGCACGCCCGAGATCGTGCCGCCCGTCGCTGTCATCGAGGGGAACATGGACGCGCCGGTGATCGTGACGCTCATTGTTAGGGCGAACGCGTTCACCTCCGACATGATCACCGTGACGGCGGAGAGCGGAATCTCGGCGGCGGTGAGCGCCGACATGAGCGCGTAGAAGTCGGCGATCGGATCGTTCGCCGAGGGGATCGGCGTGACGCCGTTGGTGATCGAGGCGGGCGACACGTTCGCCTGCGCCGCCTTCGCGGGATCGATGAACTGTGAATCCAGAAACCCGCTGATCCCTTTGATCATATCGGACTGGACGAGCGCCTCGGCGTCGGGCGACGAAAACTTCGCGAGCTCCTCGGTGATCACGATGATCCCGGCAACCTTCGCGAAGGTTAGCGTGGTGGCCGCGAACCCGAGCTTCGTTACCGGCTTCGCGAGGCCTTGCCCAACCCACCCGTACGAGCCGCCTGCGGTTTGCATCGGCACCGAGACGTTGAACGGCACGCGCCGCAAGTCGGGGATCTTGCCGATGATGGTGGCCGGGCGCAAGAGCTCCATGAATTCGTCCGTCAAACTTTTCAACGGCGGCATCAGCGGCCCGGCCCACGCGGCGTCGGTGGTGTTACCAGCGGCGACGGCGGCTTTGAGCGCGAGCACAATCTGCGGCGAGTCGCGCCACCGCGCCGCCGCGAGTTCGGCCGCCGCGCTCTTGTTCCCCTGCGTCGAGGCGAGCGCCATTGCCATGCGGACAAAATCGCGGCCTTTCGGCGTGAGCGATTTGACTTGGATCACCGGCACCGTTGCGGCGGCGGGCACGGTGACGGCGGTTTTCGAGGTGTCGATCACCGGCGCGGCGCTCTTGCGCTGCACTTCTTCGAGATCGCGGAGGCGCACGATATGCGCGTCGATCGACTCGATCTCTTTTTTCGCGGTGTCGTACTCTTTCGTTTGCTCGCCGTCCAGGGTGACGTTGGCTTCGCTCGCCTTCGTCATGAGCTCGTTCATCCGATCGGCTTTGGTTTTCCGCGTCGCCTCAAAGGCGAGGATCTGTTCGCTCGTGGTGTGTGTCTGCATTTTCTTTCCTCGGATGGCGGCGATTGCGGGTTCGGTGGCGGCCGGACGTGCGGTGTCCAGCGACTTGATCGCGGTGATCGTCGCTTCGCTATTCGCGGGCACGGTGACGAGCGAGAGCTCGCAGAGTTCGATGTTCTTGAGGAGTAAGCCGCCGCTCTTGAGGAGCTCCGCGCCGCCGGGCGCGACTTTGTAGCCGACAGAGACGGCCGACAGGAGCCCGGCTTTGATCGATTGGCGCGCCTCGTCGACGCGATCTTTGAGCGCGCCCGGCTCCTCGACGTTCGGGAGCGACGCGGAAAACGTGATGCCCGCCGCGCTCGGTGTGTCGAATTTCACCGAGCCGACTGGTTTTGTCGGATCGTGAAACATCAGCAACGGGAGCGGGTTTTTGAACCGGACGCCGAGGGGATCGAGGATGTCGCCCACGCGATCGGGCGTCGGCGTCGTCGCGATCCCTTTGATCTCGGTGGCGTCGTCGCTGATCGACTTGACGTGTAGAAACGAGTACGCCCAATCCACGATTGGTTTTCGAGGATAGGCGTACGCGCGCGCGGCGAGGTTTCGCCGTGTGGTTTACCTCGGCTTGCGCGCCTCGAACGCTTCGCGGAGTTTGGCGGCGAGCGACTTCTCGTCGCGCTTCGCCTCCTCGAACAACCGCTGGTACTCTTTCGAGCTCAGATACGTACTCACCGAGATCACGCGCGGATCGTCGAGCTTCGGGCGGCCACCTCTGTTTTTCGGTTCGTCACTCATTGCGGGCGCACCTCCGAGCCGGGCGGGCCAAAGATCAACATTTGGAATCGTTCGCGGTTGACGGCGTTCCGTTCGAGCCGATCGATCGCCATTACCAGGGCGACAACGCCGTCGATCTTTTCGGTGGAGCGCGCCTTCG